GGCTGTTCGTAAGCTGCGGGACACCGGGGCCGAAGCCAGCGAAGCCGAAAGCAAGTCCAGTGTTGATCCCGATGCGAAACGTGATGCCGCACTCAAGGCTGCGTCCGAAGAATTTGACGCCGCTGTTGCTGCGGCTGACGGAGTTCTGGCCAGCAAGAAAAAGAACTATGACGCGGAGCTAAAGGCGGCTGCGGAGAACGAAGCAAAGAAAAAAGAACTTGCTCAACAATTCGCCAACGATCAACGAGCCCACGACGATGCTGTTCAGCAAGCCGCTTCGGAGTCGTACAAGAAGGATGTCGCGGCCATCGCTGCCGCCGAAAAAGAGAAGATTGCACTCGCCGAGGAATCGGCCCGAAAGCTCGTGGAGCTTGCCCGCAAACGCGGCGAAAGCGATCTAGAGGTCGCGCGTTCAACGGCTGAAAACCAGTCAACCATCGACAAGGCCATTGCCGCCCAGAAAATAGCGTCCGTGAAGAATCAGGAATCGCTCGGCCTGATCTCCAAGAAAGACGCGATCCTGAAGGAAATCGCGCTCGACAAGGGAGCCTTGGAAACCAAGAAGGCTGATATTGCCGCCGCCGCTGCTGCTCAGATTGCAGCCTACCAGAAGGAAATTGACGCCGCTCGTGCCGCCGCTGCCGTCCAGCAGACGGCTGGCGTTCAGAATGGCGACCCCCGATACATTGACTACCTCCAGCAAGTGGACATCCTGCAAACGAAGATAGCGACCACTTCCAAGAAAGCTGGCGCGGAACAAACCGCCGCAGCGATTCAGGCAAACACGGCTATCAAGTCGCTCCAGACCTCATTGCAGGGACTCAACTCTTCATGGGCAACGTACTTCGCCAAAATGAAGACTGAGACGCAAGACCTGAGCACGCAGATTCGCACCACCTTGCAGGGCAGTATCAATCAGTTCACCAAGAGCTTCGGCGACAGCATGGCCAAGTGCATCGTTGAGCATAAGAATCTGGGGCAGGCTGTAAAGCAAGAAGCCGGGCAGATGCTGGAAGCGATGATTTCCATGCTCGTCCAGTGGCTTGAAAAGTGGATCATCACCCACACGCTTGCCGCCATATTTGGAAAGACCTCGGACGATACGCAGCAAGAGTCTGCCGCGTCCCTAGCTGGCGCGAACATGGTTGCATCATGGTCTGCGGCACCGTGGCCCATCGACGCAATGGCTCCGGAAATGGGCATGGAAGCCTTCGCTGCGGCCATGGCCTTCGCCGACGGTGGGCTTGTCCCCGGCTCCGGCCACGGCGACACAGTTCCGGCCATGTTGAGTCCTGGTGAGACGGTTGTATCCGCCGCTCTCACCCAGCAGGTCCGCGAGAACACCGGCGGCGGCTCCAGAGGTGATACGCACAACCATCTTCACTATGCGCCGCACGTCTCCGCCATTGATGCAGACGGCGTCGAAGGAATGCTCAAGAAACACGCGACCACCTTCCAGAGGCACGTCAACGCGACGCTCCGCAAACAGAACAAGAGGAATTAATGGGATACCCCATCATGCCAGCCTTGCCCATCAGCATGGCTGATGGCTTGAAGAAAAGCCCGAACTTTAACACGCTGAAGCAAACGACGGCTGCGGGGATGACCTCAGCCGTGAGCCTCAAGCCGTACCCAACCTGGGATTTCGAGCTGTCGCTTGACCATATCCAAGGGCAGGAGTCGGTGGCCGCATCCGTGCTCGCGCAATTTATGTCGGTCTACATGGCCACGGCTGGTGGCGCTGGCCTGTTCCTATTCACTGATCCGCAGGATTCGCGGGTGGCGAACGCTCAGTTTGGCACCGGTAATGGAAGCGCAGTCTCTTTCCAGTTGGGGCGCACCATCAATGGTGCCTTTGACGTTATTCAGAATTGGCAGGGTGCCCCCAGCATTTATGTAAATGGAGTGCTGACCAGCAGCGTGAGCGTCACCCCTGCTGGTGTTGTCACGTTCAGCACCGCACCGGCGTCTGGCACCGTACTCAGCGTTACCGGCTCCTTCTACTTCTTGTGCCGATTTTCTGAAGACACGCTCGATGCTGTGCGCTCCTACACCATCAACTCTGGGCTTGATCAGTGGATGATACAGGGCGTTAAGTTTAGCTCCGAGTATGTGTCGTCTAGCTCTGCCGTAGTCAATCAAGCAAACGGTGGGCTGACATACTCTAGCAACTACCAGATAACCGTCCCGGTGGTGGGCACCACACTTCCGGCCATGGATGGCGGAGCCGCCATTGGCTCAACAGGCAAATGGTCGGACTCGGGACATATCCACCCCACGGATACCAGTCGTCAGGTTTCACTGGGCTACACTCCGGTTGCAAACAACACCACAGTCAATGGCCATGCGCTGTCTTCCAACATCGTCATTAGCGCCTCGGACATTACAACGGGGACTCTACCCCTAGCACAGATCCCAAGCGGGATCAGCGCCAATGCGACCCAGATAAACGGCGCGACGCTTTCCAGCCTTGCTACAGGGCTCGTTAAAAACACCACTGGCACAGGTGTTCCAGCCATCGCTGTGGCGGGCACTGACTACGTTGCGCCCTCAGGAAACATCACAGGCACAGCAGCGAATCTGTCAGGAACTCCAGCACTTCCAAACGGAACAACGGCGACAACTCAGACGGCTGGGGATAACAGCACGAAGTTGGCGACCACAGCGTTCGCAATGGCCGCAGCATTAGCCGGAGCGGGGGGTGCCTACAACCTCGCGGCTGGGTATCAGAAGTTCCCCAGTGGCCTGATTATGCAATGGGGAATGGCAACAGGTGGCAGCGGAACCGTCACCTACAACACCTCTTGCCCGTTCACAACATTTGTAGCACCCCTCGTGTCTGACAACGGAAGTGGATACGCAAAGACCACATATACATCCTTGACCAGCTTTAACTGGGGTGCCACAAGTGGCATCAGTTGGTTTGCGATTGGTTATTGATGGAGGACTTCGAATAAGAACAATGAAACGCCTAATGCCAACTTCGCTAATCACATTCTTGCAGAGCAACACGAACGTAATGCGAGCTGACCTGTTCGCCGTCACCCTGCCAACCGGCGCGGTGATAACCACGACAGATGGACAGTTTGATGTCACGGTGCCATCTGGCACAGCGGGATGGTCTGGAGCGACGACAACCTTCTCAGCCAGCACCTATGGCCGTTGGAACCGTGGAAGCATCACGAGCGAAGCGTCGTTTGACTGCAAAGCAAACACGATGGCTCTGACCTGTGTCCCGCAGCCTTCCACTACATATCCCAATACGACGATTGGGGTACTGAGCGCGGCTCTGCAAGGTTTGTTCGACGCAGCCACCGTCACTGTGTACACGGCTTATATGCCGCTTGGTCAGTATGGCAACGTGAGCGCGGGGATTGAAATCAAGTTCGTGGGCACAATCACCAAGATTGCAGACGTGAATCGCGTCAAGGTTGATTTCGAGTGCGCCGATCCGCTGTACCTGCTGAACATGAAAGTTCCCACTCGGCTGTTCCAAGCCGATTGCCCATGGAGTTTCTGCGATAGCAACTGCACGCTCTCAGCCGCCAACTACACCGTTGCCTTTACCGCCAGGACTGGCAGCACCAATTGGACGCTGATGCCCAGCACGGCTTTCGCCCAGGCTGCGGGCTACTTTACCCAAGGCGTGGTGACTTGCACCGCTGGTGCCAATGCTGGTCTATCTCAGACGGTCAAGCTGCACGACTCGTCTGGCTACCTTGAACTCGGCTACCCGTACTTGCTCCCTGTAGCAGCGGGTGACACCTTCAGCGTTCTGAAAGGTTGCAGCAAGACGATGTCGACATGCGCGACCACCAAAACCGCAGCCGGAACCACCACCAACAATCTGCTCTATTTTGGCGGAACTCCCTACACGCCAGTACCAACCTCGGCGGTTTAGCCATGACACCAGAACAGAGAGAGGCCGTTGTAACAGAGGCAAAGTCTTGGGTTGGCACTCCCTATGTGGGCTGGAGCCACGTCAAGGGCGAGCGCGGTGGAACTGATTGCGGAATGCTCATCAAAGCCGTCTATCAGCACTGCGGCCTGATTCCCGCTGGCGACCTGGGGATTGATATGACGTACAGCCTTCAAATCGCCCAGCACCTGCCGGACAAGACGTACCTCAACACTATTGAATCGTTCATGCGCGAGATAGGCGAAGACGAAGCGCAGCCGGGAGATGTGGTCGTCTACAAACTCGGGCTCGCGTTCGCCCACGCCGGAATCATCATCAGTTGGCCAACGATAGTTCACGCCATCGCTCACGGTGGAGTTCGAATGTCCAGCGGCATCAGTCACCCACGGCTCCGCAAGGCCGCTCACAAGTACTATGCGCTAAGGGAAGCACTGTAATGGGAATATTCGGCGGTGGTGACAAGGGTCCGACCAAGATCAACGGCATAAGAATTTCCCAGAGTAAGCAGGGATACGCAATTCCTGTGGTCATGGGCCAGAACAAGATTCAGCAATCGCTCGTTTGGATGGACGGCCTTCATGGCGTTCAGGACAGCAGTGGCGGTGGTAAGGGCGGCGGTAAGGGTGGCTCTGAGTATCTCTACAGTGCAGACGTAATCGCTGCGCTCTGTGAAGGCCCGGTGACTTCAATCGCTAACGTGTGGTCTGGCCAAACATGGCTGAGCACCACGGGCAACAACGAAGTGATTGGCGCTCTGGCGAACACCGTGTACGCTCCATCGTTCTCAGTCACGCTGGTTGCCGACAATGGCGTGAGCCTTGCCAACACGTACAGTTCTTCGTACACCGACTTTGGCGCTCCGGCTTCCACGCTACTGAGCGGGACCGACTACTCACCCATGACGCTGGTGCCTTACGGCACGGCGCTGGCCACAGGGCAGTACTCCATCAATCCCGCCAGTATCGGCACATTCACGGTTACGTCTTGCGGTGCGGCGTCAGGCGGAAGCACGGCATACAACGGCACCTTTACGGGCGGAACCTCGCCATACACGAGCGGCGCGTCAAACGCCTATATCGGCTTCGCCTTCGTGATTGCAGGCTTCAACAATGCTGCGAACAACGGAACCTTCACTTGTTCGGCCTCGACCGCAACCAGCATCACCGTCAACAACGCGAGTGGCGCGGCTGAAACTCGCGCGGCCACCGCAGCAGAAACCGGAAACACCTATCACTTCTCTTCAGCCGATATGGGCAAAAGCTGTCAGGTCAGCTATCAGTTCTCCTTGCAGGAATTCATGGCTCAGGAAACTGACATGATTCCCTCCGGCCTGCTGCTCTATCCGGGTGGAACCAACGGACCACAGATTGATCGCGGCGTCGTGTTCTACAACAACGGCACCAGCATTGACGGAACGGCGTTGACCGCTGTCAGCGGAACGCCGACTGTTTCCGGCACCTACAAGTTCGCATCAAACAATTCCTCAGCCCCGAAGTATCAGTTTGCCTCCGCCGACATCGGCAAGGAAGTCTTGATTAGCTGGGGATACCAGAACAAGTCTGCCGTCACAGGCGCCTCAGATACCCTGCTCAACTTTGAATTGTTCGGCGGTGGCTTGGGCCAAGCTGTGGCTCCATACCTGCTCACTGGTCTTGAGCACAGCGACAACGGGCAGTGGTATTTCAATCCGGCTTTCCCCGGCGATGCACTCGGGTACAGCAATACGGCATACGCGCTGTTCTACCCGATGGAGTTGGGAAGTTCGGCTGAGATTCAGGACAACACGTTCGAGGTGCTGACGCCTGACGCCTTCGGGGGTGGTGTGGTGGATTGCAACCCCGTCACCTGTATTACGAAGGTGCTGACCAATACGGTCTGGGGCTTGGGCAGTGGGCAACAGCCCTTCCCCATTGCGGCAATAGACAACGGTGCGTCTGGGACGTGGGGAGGTCGCCCCGGAACCTTTGGTGGCCGATCAACCGCGAGCACAGCATGGAACTGGTTCGCGGCCCAATCGTTCTTTATCTCTCCCGTAATTGACAGCCAGGACACGGCGTCGTCTGTCATCGGCAAATGGCTGGAAGCCGGGATGTGTGCCGCGTTCATGTCAGAAGGACTATTGAAGCTGGTGCCTTACGGCGACACCAGCACGGCTGGAAACGGTTGCACTTGGGTCGCTCCCCAGAACTTCGCAGTGGCACTGGACGACACTTGCTTCATAGGCAAGGAAGGCGAAGACCCGGTCAAGATCGAGCGCAGCGCATGGCAGGACGCCAACAACAAGATTCAGGTTCAGTTCAAGAATCGCTCCAACCAGTACGCTGACGAAATCGTCCAGGAGAGCGACCAAGCAGCCATCAACCGTTACGGCCTGCGTCTGGAAGACCCGCAGGATTGGGACTTCATTACGACGCTTCCGACTGCAACGTTCGCCGCCAACATGCGCCTCAAGCGCAGCGTCAACACCCGCAACACCTACATTTTCACGCTGCCGTACACATACTCGTATCTGGAGCCGATGGATATTGTTCCCATCACCACCTCATCGCAGTGGGCGATGAACGCGAACAACCTCAACCTGAACATCGTAAACATGGCCGTCCGTATCACGAAGATTGTTGACGACCCAAAAGCTGGACTGGAAATCACGGCTGAGGATTATCAGTGGGGAGCGCACCAGCCTGTCATTTACAACAAGGGCATCTCCGCTGGTGATGCGGTAGTCAACGCCTACGGTCAGCCAGACAACTCGGAAGTCGTCATGTTTGAGGCGACCAGCCGACTGACGCAGTTCCAAGGCAATCAGATTTGGATTGGTGCCGCTGGTGTGTCAAGCAACTGGGGATCATGCAACGTCTGGGTCAGCCAAGATCAAACCAAGTATCTGCAAGTGGGCAGCATCACCAGCCCCAGCAGACTTGGTGTGGTTGCATCCACCATGCCCGTTGGCAGCGACCCTGACACCATCAACTCGTTGGTCGTAACGCTGGGTGACAACAGTGCGCCCCTGGAAGCCGGAACGACAACCGACGCCGACTCCAACAACACGTTGTGCTACGTGGGCGGCGAACTGATCAGCTATTCGGCTTGCGCGTTGACCGGAGCGAACCAGTACACGATGAACGGATACCTGCAACGCGGCCAAATGGGTTCAACGATCTCCGCTCACGCTGCCGGTGCCCTGTTCATGCGGTTGGATTCCACGGTGCTCAAGTACACCTATGATCCAACGTGGACTGGCAAGACGCTGTATTTCAAATTCCAGAGCGTGAACAACTTTGGCAACTGTCCCCAAGACCTCTCCACGCTGACGGCCGTGCCCTTCACTGTTCCCGGTCAGAATCCCGGCACCGTGAGCGCATCGACCGGATTGGTTTCTCAAAGCAGCTTGCTCGGGAACGGAACCTCGACGCTGCTGAATGGTCAGGGCAGCATCATTCCTGCCCAGTCGATCACCTACACATCGGCGGGGCTCATCACCAACAGTGCGGTGGGCCTTTCTTGGACTTCGCAGTCTGTGCTACGTCCGGACGGCTCTACGCTAACGCTGCAAGCTGGTTCGGTGAGCTACACCGGCTTGGCTTCCAGTACGACCTATTACCTGTACTCCTACATCAACGCCGCGACCGGCATCATGGGCTTCACCAATGGCACTCCGCCGCCCACCGCCGTTAATGCGGTCATGGCGGTCCAAGCCGCTGGTGATGGCCGCTACTACCTCGGCACATCCATTGCCCTCACCACTCTTGCTGCCACGAACGGTGGAACCGGCGGTTCCGGCGGTGGGGGCGGATGCCCCGAGGTCGCCGAGTTGGTTGAGGTACGGGAAAAGGGATTGATCCCCGCTGGCGAAGTGCAGGCTGGGGATTACATCAAGGGTTGGAGCTTCCAGAACAACGCTGTCGTCTATCGTTTGGTGGAGCAAGCCGCGAAAGCACCCTGCTCAGCGTGGCGCATGATTGATGGCCATCGGAATAGCCCCTGCGAATCGGTGTACTCAAGCGGTCAATGGATGCCCGCGTTCCGCGTCGAGGACGCCGCCATGGACACCATGATCGGAACCAAGGCGCTGATTTCAGTTCGTGCCGATGAGGATGGTGAGCACAACTACTACGTCGGCGACTTGCTCATCCACAACAACCAGATGATCAGCTCTAGCTAAGAGGAATATGCAAGCGCGCTACTTTCTATCTCAGTTCTTCACCGACACAAGCTCCGGCCTAGACATGCCAGTCTGCATCGCCTATGGCAAGGACTGGCTCTGCCCGACCTATCCCGCGACGCCTGAAGGCTGGGCGATTGTTCAGATGCAATGCGACCCCCACCAGCTGGAAGCAGCCGCTCAAGACCCTCGGGTTTTGGTGCTGCCGCTGGCATTTGACCCTTCCCCA